CTTTGGTAGCAAATACATCTTTTCACGGTTGGTCAGAATCTTGAATGTGTCGAGATACTTCAAACGCTCATCACGCTTCTTCAACTCCTCCGCATTTATTTTAGACTGTTTGATCATGTTAACCCGGTTCATCATCGTCATCTTATTATCCTGACCAGTGTTAAACTTTTGTAAAATGTTACGCTTATTGTAATTGTTTAGTTTATGATTATTTATGTATTTCATAAGTTCAAAGCGGACCTGATTCGCTTTTTGATTTTGTGTATTAAGTGCCGTTTTGATAGCAGTATTTACAGCTGTATTAAAATTCACTAGGTCGCTGTTGAACCCTGCTTTGATTTTAAGATTGTCTTCGGGATCGAGTGGTAATTCATCAACAAAGTTCAAGAATTCGTCATTTGTTTCAACCCAATTACCATGATTCCTGAAATTCTCGATTTGTTTAGCTTCATTTTTGAGGGTATTCATGTTGATGTATGTCGTCGCAAACTTTTTCATGATTCGATCCACATTTTGAGGTTTAATCTTGAGATCTTGTAAAAATTCTAACATCTTATCAGCATTGCTTCGTCTCAAATCATTGAGAACACGTGTCATGTACATTTTACCATCTTTCTTGATAGTGTTCACATTTTCCCCAGCTATGACACGTCTTACGAAGAATTGCTGATCTCCTGGAGCCATACCCAGTGCATTTAGGAAAGTTCGTGTGGCGTACACCTTGGCATTTACGAGTGCTCGCTTCTTGTTTGTCGCGTACTGATGAATGTTTGTTTTGAGTGCGACGAGGCTAGCGCCTTCATCAAAAAACTTCAAAAACTTCTTTCGTTCATCTCCAGTTAATATTTGACTGTACTTGTTTAAGAACACTTCAAGATTTGCCTTTTCAAGACGTCTTCTACGATCGAATTGATTTTTGAGTTGTTTTTGTTTCGTGTTGTAGGTGTTTTCAATCTTAGATTTCATGTTTTTCACATTCTTGTTTGTCTGAACATTTGTAATAGGCACATTCACCCCCATACGCTTAGCCATCTGTTCGAGTTGTACTTTACTTTGGAACTTGACAACCTGGTTCGCTTGTTTCAAAGCATCAATAGTGTCAACTACTGTAATACCAGTCATGAGATTGAGTCCAGACTCGATCGCCAGGTTTGACAATGTCTTCTTGTTGGTTTTGATCTTCTTTTGATAAGCCTTTTCAACTTCATCGTCTAAAGCAAGTGCAGCGTTTTTAGTCTTGACATTTTTCAGTTTTTCACTGAAATTTTTGTTTAGTGAAGCTTTTTGTATTCTTTGATTTAGGAAGGCTTTCATCTCCTTGAGAGTTTTCTTTTTCATGACAGATTCATCAACCTTCTTCTTCATCGCATTGAGTGAAATGTTTGAAGTTTGAAAGTTTTGAATAAAGGGTGTCGTGTTAAGATTGAATCGTTTGGTATACTTCTTCAACTCGTTCAATTCATTTTGTCTTTTCTTAATTTTTTCATTTTTGATTACATTGGTCAAATTCTTTTCGAGCTTGGGTATGTCAACCTTTTTCAATTTGAGACGGTTGATAAACAGTTGTTTCTTGTTTTGTGGGATGATGGCACGTTGAACTTCGAGGGCAAAACCCTTTTTAGACCTTTCTAATTTTTCAATTTCAGATTTCTGATTGGCAAGTTTCTTAACTAATTTGACTTGCTCGATACGTTTCTTCATCGGTGCGAGTTGTCGTATGTTTTTGATGGAGGTGATTTGACCAGTAAAGTCGCCGACATTCGAAGCTTCTTCCAACAATTTCTTTTTTACAGCTTCTCGAATGTTGATTTGTGTGACATTCGCATCTTTCAATGTTTTGACACCCGCGATTTCTCCAGCAAATTGTGAAAAGACTCCCAAATTCCGAGCAATCATATCAAGTTCAAGCTTTCGCAGTGCGACATTGGCACCTTTTTTATTTTTACCAGCATTTTCGATTATCTTTGTCAAGGCTTTAACATTGCCTTGTGTCTTCACACGACCAATTTGATTCGAGAATGTTCCACTGAGTCCAAGTTTATTCGTGAGTTTGGCAAGTTCTCTCTTTTCACTGGCTATTTTTTGCTGGTTTCGTCCACCTTTTACCTGTTCAGCTTCTTTGATGAGACTCGCTACTGCTTCTTCACCGGGTTGAAACTTGTTCATTATCCGATCCTTATCAAGTTGGGTCAACTCTAGACGTGTGAGGGCATTTTTAAGAAACTGTCGTTCACTAGAAACATTCTCAACCTTCTTTTTACGCTGCAGATCATACGCCTTTTTAGTCAACACACCCACATCTTCACCTTCATCGAACCTTTGGATGAGATCGGCAATGTCTGACTGATCGATATTCAGTTTTTTTATGGTTTTGTAAAAGTCATCCTGCAACTCACCCATTTCCACTTTGTCTCTTCGTTTGATGGCATTTTGGGCACGTTGTTTAAGTTTATAGATATCTGTATCTACTTTGATACTCGAAACAAGGCTTCTATAAGCATCTCTTGTCAATGGTAAACCTTCTACGAGACGCCTGAAGTTTCGCGTTTTTTCACGAATCTTCACATCTTTTCTTCGTTTATCAACCCCTTGGGCCTCACGAAAAAGTCTTATGAGATCCACACCTTTATGTTCTGACCTTTGCTGATAAGAAGCTCTATCGGTTCTCGTCAGGGAAGGGAGTGTGGTCAGCCTCAATTTGAATGTGTCCACATCCATTTACATTAGGCTGACAAAAAAGTATATCCTCTGTTAAATAATTGAACTTTTTCTTCATAACTCATATTGAAATCAAATACATCCGTGTCTTCTACATTGATTTCGATGGTTTCTATTGGTGTATTGTAAGTTACCCTGTTTGAGAGGGCCGAACGAACTAGGGTTTCGACGAATTGTTTTGGTGTTTGTATATCTTCTTGATACATTCGATTCATTTTGATTTTTATGCACGTGACTTCATGTGGTTTTTTATCAAAGAATGGTGTCAATGGATATTCCTCCTTCATACCTCCATCTACATAGGTTTCGCCATTATACGTACCACAAGCAAATATGAAAGGCACAGCCATGCTCATACACACTGCATCGATGATCTTCATGTCCGGATGTGTGTCTCGAGAGAAATAGACGGTCTCCGATGTGTTCATACAAAACGCTGAAATGTAAATCTTCATCCCAATCTCTTTGAATGTTGGGTCACACCCACAAATCTCCACCAACTTTTTACGAATAGGTGCCATATCAACAAAACCAAATTTGTTAAAAAAGGACCCTATGCGTATCTTAACAAAATTGGGGACATTCAGATTCAATGAAGTTTCGAAAATTTCATCAACAGACATTCCTACCCCCAAAAATAATGCTAAAATTGCACCAGCGGAAGAGCCTGAAATTTCTTTGACATCGACGAGTTCAGATTCTCGTGCTTTTAGGGCACCTATCAGGGAGTATATCCCCATAGAAGCAGGTCCCAACACGAGGTATTTCATCTTCCTACTTAATAGAATTGAGGAAATTGACGACGCAAAAGCGCGAAAACCACGGCGAATACAATCGCGTGTGTCAGGGAGGCCTCGAGGCTGGTCTGACCCGACTGAAAGACGCCACCCGAACCTGGGGGGAGAGTGAGGAGAAGCCCAGGGCTCAACGCGAGGAAGAGCACAGTGGTCACGACGAGGTCGGTCCTGGTGAGCACGAGACCCATAGCCTTGGCGATGAGACTGTACACGAGGAAGAACACGAGGGCGTGGAAGAATATCGCCATCTGGTTTGTTTTGCGGTTCATGAAGGTGACCTTGGACCCATCGGTGGTCAGAAGAACACCTGGGCTGAGCGCCAAAAAAAGGGCGGCGGGGATAGCGACTTTCTGGGAAGTGATATCGGGGAGCATTTAATATATGCACATATATTTTTTAGAAAAGTCAACAAAGTGGTAGAAGGTGGCACCCCTCATCATTTCTTCGTGGAGTCCATTGTCGTTGATGATTCTTCGCAGTTTTTTCCAGATGTCGTAAAGTAGTTCTTCGTTTTCGGAATAGACACGTTCGTGATACGTCTCGTGTTCTTTGTAACAAAATTCAACAAAGTCACAAAACTCTCCCAACTGCTCTACACGGGCATCGTACATCAATGTCCTGATGGTGTTCCACATGTGCCATAGTTCATCTGAGTATTCGACTTCCCAGTCTTCGATATTCAGAGGAGTGTGTTCGTCATTGAACTCGTCGTCATCGCTGACTTCGGGTTCAAATCCATTAGAGGCTTCGTATACGTATTGTCCCCAGACCATTATTAGTTAGTTAGTTACTTACTTCTTTCTCAGGCTTATCCTTTATACCAGTTAGAGACAAAGAAGTCGATTCTTTCGTTTTAAGTCCATCTTTGATGGCATTTAGGGCTCCCTCAACCTTTGTTTCGTCTCCACCAAAAAAGGTCATCAGACCCTCCTTGATAGCATCTTTATTCATACCCGCCTTCCTGACAGACTTGCGAATACTAATTTTACCCTTCCTGAGATTGATGGTGTCAATACCCTGATCCATCATGTGCTTTTTCACATTTTCCTTAAGGCGCTTCTCCTCCTGATTGAGGATCTTAATATCACTTTTCGCTTCAGCGAGTTGTTTGGTGAGCTCTACGAGTTTAGATACACTCCCGGAGAGGTCAGGTGAAACAGAAGTCATTTATATTACTATTGATCTATTCTTTAAGCGCAGAGACCGCGCTGCATAAGATCGGGCACGATGGTGGAGTTGTTCCACACGAAAGGCTCCTTGGGGTTAGGGGGGTCCTTGCGGATCTGCTGGTTGGCGTTGCGGAGCGCACCACCGACAGTCTCGGGGAAGCCGACCTGGGCACGGGGCTCGAGGAAGTTCTGACCCTTGAGGATGTCGTCTGGGGCAAACTGACCGAAGTCCTCCTCGGAGGCAACTTCACGGGGGAGGAGCGACGAGGCAAGACCAGTGCCACGCTTCATACCACCGCACACAGTGTCGGCTGGCGCACCGGAAGGGCCAGCAGCGGGACCAGCGGTAGGGCCGGCAGGGCCAAAGGCGGAGTACTCACGCTCACTGATGGAGTAATCGGACTTGGAGTTCATGGTGAAAAGGAGAAAAACAAGAGCAGCTACGGCGACCAACATAAGAATGTTTTGGTTACGGCCCTTCATCATCTTTTATATATTAACAACAATTTTTTTATTCCTCATCCTCGACAAAAGCATATCCGTCTGGATAAGTATCGATCTCGGGCTCGGGATCGTCATGGACCTTGACCTGGACAACATTCCAGGTTGGACCAAAAGCCTTCTTGGCGAACCAGATTCCGGCAAATTCGAGAATGACATCACAGGTCTTCTCGGGCTGGATAGTCTCAAAATCGACGACCTCCTGCTGTGTGTTGAACACCTTGGTCGCTTCGATGCGGTCACAAGTCATCGAACCGGCATCCAGGCTGGAAGTGTAAGCACCCTTGATAACACCATCGGAAACCTTCTTGCCAAACCACGTCTCACAGTTCTCAATGGCGGCACCAAGGTTAGCAGCATCGATAGTCTCAATCTTCTGAGTGTTCATCTCCGAACCGAGATCCATCGTGATCTCACCTGAGACATCGGTAACCTTAACCTTGTTGAGCTGAATCAAAGACTTACGCTTATCATCGTTGAGAACCTTGACAAAGTAGAGACCGTCTTCACCCTTGGTGGGGGCGTTGTAGATCATTTATGTATACTTATGGTTTCATTTCTTTAAACCAACAAAAGGTATGGCTGCAGATTTATTAAGTAACTCTTTTGATACCCATTGATTTCTCCTGGGTTTATATCCATATAGGGTTTTCGTGATGTTCATATTCTTGGGGAGTGGTAACGCCTTTTCAGGTCTCAACGCGAATTCGTTTTTCACATATGAATTGTTTTTCACATTTTTCCATTTGAGATTATTGAGATTGAAACGCTTGTTCCCTGATGATTTGGTGTATCCGTTGATATTTGTGTTCTTTACAACGGGTTTGAGACCATGTACGAGTTGTTTAGACAGTTTATCCTGCACTGGCTTGGTCGTAAACTTTTTGTATTTATAGGGATCAACCTTCTTTGCTCGGTTCATAGGAACTTTAGCATCTTTCTTTACCACTGGGGCTCGCTTGACGATTTTCCCCTTGACACGTTTGAAGACATCTTCAATTGAATTAGAACCACTGATTCGTTTATCAAAGAGTCTCGCCAATTTGATGAGACGTTGACGATCCTTCTCTTTCTTTTCTGGACGGAGGTTCAATTTGTGCATGAGATAGATATCTTCGAGAAGAAATTCCTTACTCGCGATGTATACCCTATTGTCTGTGACAAGTTTACCCGTGTTTAGGTTACGATAGGTAACACCACGTCGCCTAGAAAGTACGACTTCGTAGCCAAACTCTTTTGGGCGCATGAAAGGGATGTCGAGAATTCCACCCATGGTAACGTCTTGAATACGACCCGTTTCGGGGGAAAAGAAACGGATATTGAGATCGAGGGCAAACAGTTCAACATCTATGAACACATCACTCTTACCAGGTTTGTTATCGTTCCTCGTTTTCTTCTTCTTGATAAGGGTGTATCGTCTCGTGACAAATGGACCAGAACTCTTGAAACCGATTCCCAAGAACTTGAAAAGTTTGGGATCCTTCTTTTTCATTGACATAATTCGGTTCTTGATTTTCAGGTTCAAACGCTGTGCGAGTTCTCCCATCTTGTTCCAAAGCATGAGCTTCGTCGCTTGAAGCTTCCCAAAATATTTGGGGTTCACTGCGAGACGTGGAACAAACTTGGCATCTATATCACTCGTGATGATACGGTCATCAAAGTCAGTGTATAAATTGAACGCTTCACCGCCACTGACGATGACATCACCCATAGGTTTCATGTACTCAGTGACTTCACCAATTGTGTTTAGAATGATGTCTCGAATGGAATCAGTCACGAAGACATACATCATTTTTTCAAAACTCTTCGACTTGTGAGCACTTTGTGCACGTGCACGAAACTTACCAACATCTCTCTGGAGATTTCGATCATAATATTTCTGCATCTTGGGATCTTTGAAAAAGAGATTTTCTTGAATGAATTTTTCAATCACAGGTTTCGAATAAATTTGATCGTCCATTAATATATTGTGATATAATAAAATGGTATGCAATGTCATTGAAGAGTGTAGGTGCTATGCCTACAAGGGGGAGACTGAACAATTCTGTGGAGTAAGGAAGGGTCCAAATGTTCTACCCTGCCCCAAGGATTGTTGTTCTGGTGGGTGTCCCATAAATGGTTCGAGACAACCTTTCCGCTTCATTGATAGACCTCCAAAATCCTCTGTGCTAACATCACGGACTGCGAACACTTTAATCCTGACAGCAATCACGGTACTCGTTGTTCTCCTCTACATAGACTTAAAGGTTAGTCGTGTAAGAAAGATATAATGTCTCTCGAAACCATTCAAACCGAAATCGCCGCTCTCCGCAACGACATCAAGAACCTTTCCAAGCTTGTTCGCAAGGTTAAGAACACCCAGGAAGACCCAGATGGTGAGAAGGCCCGCGCGCGCGCTGCCAACAACGGCTTCAACCGCAAGCAGGATGTGACACCTAAGTTGCGCGCGTTTCTTGGACTTCCCGAAGGCGAGCTCATTTCTCGCTCCGAGGTGACCAAGTTCATTAACAAGTACATCACCGAGGCGGGTCTCAAGCACCCCGACAACGGTCGTCAGATTATCCTCGACGACAAGCTCCGTGACCTCCTCGCGCCTCCCGCGGACGTTCAGGTGACCTACCTTAATTTGCAGAAGTACCTGAGCCCCCACTACATCAAGAAGGAGGCTTAAAAAATAAACACATTCTATACTAAAACATGGTAACTTTCCTAACCAAGGAGAAGGCCGAGTCGCTCATTGCTACAAAGATTAAGAACCTGTCCTTGTACCAAAGAGCTTTTACACATAAATCTGCTCTCAAAGAGTATGAACAATTCACAGAATCATTTGAAACCCTCGAATTTATTGGTGACTCGGTCCTCGGGTTTGTCATCACTAAGTTTTTGTTTGATCGTTATGAAAGTCGTCAAGAAGGCTTCCTCACGAAGGCGCGTACAAAGCTCGTTCGTGGTGAAACATTAGCCAAGATTGCATTGAAGTTGGGACTTGAACAACTCGTCATCATGGATGAGAAGGGCATGAGAAACGGGTGGAACAACAACCCCAAGATCCTCGAAGATGTCTTTGAAGCCCTCATCGGGGCCATTTACATGGATATTGGTCTCATCCACGCGAAAGAGTTTATTCTTCGCATCTATCAAGACCCGGATATGATTGATATGAACTCCATCATGGTGGATGATAACTTCAAAGATAAATTAATGCGCACGTGTCAAGTCAATAACTGGGAACTCCCCGATTATAGGGTCGCGGCACACCATGAGGGTCTCTTCTACATCGACATCTACATCAACAATACGTTCTGCTCGAGAGGTGTTGCCAAGAGTAAGAAACAGGCTGAACAGAATGCTGCTCAGATGTATTTTCAGGTGATGGAAGAACTTAAAAGTTACAATCTTAATTAATATAAGATGCACCCGAACGTGAAAAGGCTTTTGGATCTTGAGTTCGATGAGCAGAGAAGTGAAGCATGGTTAAAATTGCGCGGGAACATGTTAACGGCCTCAGATGCGGCTACGGCCATATCACAAAACAAATATCAAACTCCTGACGATTTGCTTCGCAAAAAGTGTGGATTGGGCGAGCCTTTTAAGGGCAACGAGGCGACCGCGTGGGGCACAAAACTAGAACCGGTCGCGTGTGAAATGTTTGAACAGAAGTATAATTTGAAGGTATTTGAACTCGGTCTGATTCCCCACAAATCTTATCCATGGTTGGGAGGAAGTCCAGATGGTCTTACAGAGAATAACTGTTTACTTGAGATTAAATGCCCGATGA